AACAAAGTAGCCTAGCAAAACTAACAACAATTCAGTTGCACTCAAGCCGTAGATATATATGCCTAGTATAGATCCTAGCAAAGATATGATTAAAAATAGTTGGGCACCCAACGTACTACTTGTAAAATAGTTCTTCATACAACTATTTATCGGGTAAATTGTAGCCTTTAAGTTTTCTAGCTTTTATCGCAATGTTATCTGGCTTTAATTCCTGTCCCATTAATTTCCAGTACAATTCAAATTCTGGTTTAGTATTTGCAGGGACAACGGCTAGTGTAGTCAAGTCATACTTTCCTTGAACTGCGTATGAGTTTTTCTTCCATTGTCTTTCGTATACACGTTCTAGACGTTCTGCTATACTATAAAAATATTGATTATATCCTCTCGATTCGGCTATATCAAATGCTGCTTTAAACAACATTCCAAATTCGGGTCGATTAAAATTAAAATACGAAGTATAAACAGAACTAAAAAAATTTGAGATTACCCAGAATTTCCCTCGCATTTTACTTTCGTGAAATCCTATAGTTATCCAACTAACTAATTTACTATTTTCAAAATACCCAATTGTTACGGAATTGTTAGATTTAGATTGCTCTCGAAGGATTTGATATTGTTCAATCGACATAGGAATAGTACCACTTATTTTTTTACGAGAAAAAAAGACTTGATCACAAATTTCTTCGTACTCGTAATTGCCAGTAATTTCGCGAACTTCTATCATAATGTTACTGTTTTATAAAATTTATTAATATACTGATCGGATCATATTCGTACCTACGTACCTTAGTAGACACAAGTTGAGCATTTGCATGATGATTATTATGCCAAGCATCTCCTAGTATAAACGGCCAAAGATAGACATTATTAGTGCTACGATCTGTTGTTTCAAAATTCCGATAACCTTTTGTATGTGCAAAATAGTTAAACATAGTTTGAGTCACACTTACTACAAATACAGGAATGGCCCACATAAAAAAGATCAAATTAACATCAATTACAGATAATAATGTTAAGAAACTCAGTATCACTAAAAGATAATACTTGTCAATTTTTATGTGTGCAGCAGTTAATAATTCTTTTACAATAAAGTGATTGATTTTTGTATTTTCTTGAATAGGTTTAAATCCTATAAAATTAAAATTTTCATTGTGCGGACTGTGGGGATCTTTTTCTGTATCGGAAGTTGCGTGATGAATCCTGTGTATATAGACCCAACCTAATGGGCTACCTCGGCCTGCTAGCACAGCAAACGCAGTAAAGAACCATTTGATCACTGAGTTTAGTTTAAAACTTTTGTGACTGTAATATCTGTGCAACATCATGCTGATTCCTAACACACTATACCCGTAGAACATCAATACAGATAGCAATATGTATTTCCAAGAAACATCTGCAACAAATGGACACACTGTGATAAGTGCAATTGACAAGAGTTGGATTATACGTAATGTATTCGGGGAAGACGAAAATAGTTTCATCCAGTATTTATTATGTAACTCATGACGCCTGATTAAATAACATATGAACAATATCATATTGCTACCGATTGATCTGCCTAAACTGGCATTAAACAGAGACAAGACATTAGAATACTTTGATGCTAGAAAAGAAAGACATCAAGATTGGAATTGGGTCAACTTTAAAAAAACAAATCAGCCAATTGATCCGGAACTATTGAAACTTTTTCCAGATCTGGATGAAAAACTACGAGCAATTCCGTTGTTAGATTATGATAACGGTGGACATTTTGATTTTAGAGAGCAATTTGTCAATAATAAACCGCACCAGGATCCCATTGCTAAGACACTAGCACCCTCCAATCTAGGACCTACTGCTTACAAAAATCTAGTAATGCGTGATATATTGGAGACATTTTATGTTTTACCAAACTCTACAAATCCCAATATTGTTCAATATGATACAAGACCTAAAGAAGAATTAAATCCGGTATTTCCTATACTTCCCGATACTACTGATTGGTTTGTTTTAAATAATCATCTAGGATATCACGGGTCATTTTTGGCACCAACGGAGTGTAGAAAAATCACAATGTTTATTGCAGGCAAACTAGATTCTACAAAACATCTAGAACTTCTAAATAGAAGCATTGAAAAATATAAAGATTATATAATTTATAATTAAGTATTTAGATAAAATGAAAGTTTCAACATATAACAATTTGTCCACTATTGAAAAAATAAACTTTTATTCTTTTCTTAAGTCAACACACTTAGAATCAAAATCTGCCAATATTAATATGTGGCACGACAATTGGATCAATGAAAAACACACATTGCCTTTTATCTTAAATAGCACAGACAGATTTAATGATAATAGTGGTGTATACCATATAGTATTTGACGGGGAAACAATAGTTGCCTGCGGGGGTGTATATATTAGTAATTTTTCTCAAGATGTTGCATTTGTGGGTGTAAGGACATGGGTTAATAAAATTTATCGTCATCAAAGCATTCTTAGAGAATATCTATTTCCTATACAAAAATCTTGGTGTCAAGAAAAAAACATAAAAATTATAGCATTAACATTTAATGATTATAACAAAAATCTTATACAGGTCTTCAAAAAACGACGATTGGGTGAGACTAAAGAAAGAATTACAACTCGACAACCCCGTCATCTTTTTTACAATAATTTTAACGAAGTTGATTTTCCTGTAACAATACAGTATACCAAACAATGGGTTATATACGAGCTATTAAATCCCACGTTTAATTTTGATTGGAGCACCATACAATGATTCCTGTATCAGTGCCATTAATTTTTCCCAAGGTTGTGCCTAATGACTGGGAAATATGGAATAACGTATGGAATCAAAATAAAAAATTTGTTCCAAAGTTATTACATACAAAAAATATAGGACAAGTTTATTGGTTAGGTTTTGATATCTATGTCAAACCAGGTATAGACTCAAATGATATTATGCCCTACACCTGTAAGAATGTAAACTGTCCTGAACTATTTTCATCATTGTTTGACAACTTAGATAAACTACCCATTGAAGTACACGTAGTTCGAGTGTTGCAAAGTGTTGCTAAGGTCCATGCTCATCAAGACTTTGCATCAAGAACAGGATATAATTCAATAAGAAGTTTATTAGCTGATAACAATCCAACACAAACCTGGTGGTATGAGGATAGCAATACCAATAAACACTATCTAAAATTACCGGAAGACACTAACACATGGTGGTATGATGATGCAAAAGTAAAACACGGTACTGATTTTAATCCTCAATACAAAAAACAACTAATTATGTATCAAGGATTAACTAAAGAATCTTTAGAATCTGCATTAGAGGATAGTATACAGAAATATTCAGATTACGTCATTTACGTTTGATAAGAAAATAGGCCCCAAAGGACCTATTTAGGCTTGCCGTTTTATTAGTCTAGATTTAATCTTTTTAGGATCAAAATATTTCTTAATCACATTCTTAACTACTTTGGGATCAAACTCTTTGCAACTAAAGACATCAAAATATGCAGTTCCATTCAATTCCATAAAATGTCCGCATATGTTTGATGTAGTTATTAATTGCATTAAACTATATCCTTGATTAGGATTTCCTGGCAATAGATATTCAATTACAGGTTCTCCGTGTGCTTTCATATCTATTTGTATTATTAAATCATTAACAAAATTATAGATATGGTCTCGTTTGTCTATATTATGACAACCAGAACAATCCAACATTAAATGATAGCCCCAGTAGTCCATATTAGTCGGCATTACTAAAATTTCCATTTTTAAACCCTACACTCCCGCCTTCTTCTTCTTCTTCGATACGTGCAATCCAATCTTGGAATGATTTGATGTGAACTAGATGTTGGAATGGAATATGAGAACTATGATCAGTTGTTGATTCTGTTACCCATCCTTTGTTAAAAAAATGGCGACACCCTTGTATACTTCTTTGAGCCACTAACCATTCATCTTTCCAATTAAACATGACTACTGTTTTTTGCCCTTTTTGTATATTCCAAAACCCGGGAAGTTTACAATCCATCCCATGAATAACAACACCCTTGACTGGCATAGTCCAGGTAGACGCTACCCTACCACCTTCAGAGTGTCCGGATACATAGATATTAGTATATCCGGCTGTCTGTAAATTTTTCACTAGAACTTCTGCCTCTTTTCTTCGAATATCTATTCTAGAGAAATTACTTGCTTCACTAGTATTGCGGTGTTTACCTTCAGGGCAACTAGAACTAACGCCTGGTCTCTTTAAAAAATTTATAAAAATTACAGCACTGTCGAGTCTAAGATATTGTTCTCGTATAATGTTATCACCATAATATAATCCTCCACATCCGTGAAGATGTACAAATATTTTTTTATCAGTAGGAACTTGTTCTAAGAAGAAATTATAATCGCCAACTTGATTTTTATAATAAAATGTAATTCTTTCATCAACTGAGTTATTAATCGAATTATCATATATGTTAGCACTATGAGTGAATGTAGGTAACACTAACAAAACTAACACTATAAAATTAATCATTGTTTTTTTATATTGATTAAACATACTAACACCTTACATTGTTGGACCGTTGCCATTTTTAAACCCTACACTCCCGCCTTCTTCTTCGATACGTGCAATAACATCTTCAAACAATATAGGAGCAAAGTCTGGAGTTTGTTCCACGCAGACACAATGGTAGCGTGTATCAATTTCATCACTGTACAAGACTTCTCCTGTTCTAGCATCTACGCCGCGAGCCTTACGCACCCGATTGGCGTGTAAGTGGCCGTGAATGTTGGTACCAAAACGCCCCATTGAATCTGAATGTAACGGAATATGGCTTAAGATCATTCCGTTCATCACGTGGTAGGCACGTAATTCACGGAAGTAGGTTCTGTACTCGTCATCACGGAAGATGTCGTGGTTGCCGCGGATTAATACCTTGTCACCGTTTAAACGACTTAATGTTTTCAATGATTTGCGGTTGATAACCACATCGCCCAAATGATAAACTTTGTCAGTGGGCTTGACACGATCGTTCCAAGCCTTGACCATTGCTTCGTCCATTTCTTCAGCATCATCCCACGGACGTAATTTTGTAACGCCATCGTTACGGGTAAAGCGGCATACACCTGTGTGTCCAAAGTGCGTGTCGCTTACTAAGAATACACTTGGCATATTGCCTCCTTTTTAGTAAGTTTCTTTTACAAAATCAAATTCTTCTACAGGCCATTTGGCCTTGAACTCATCCGACTTGACATAATCATTGTATGCTTTGGCATCAAAGAACATCTTGTGGAATACCGTTTTAAATTCACCTTTTGGGTTTATGGTCAAATAAACCGATTTTGCCTTGCCTGCCATTTTGTGCCTTTCAAGCTGTTAACCAATCGTCGCTGTCTCTATATTCTATAGATTCGCTGCCGTCATACTCTTTTATTTTGAATTGAATTCCTACGGGAATCCATTCTACTGTTAAATCTTCTATAGCGCCTAGATACAAATCCGGATACTTTAGTTCCATATAGACCTTGAGTTCATCCCAGCGTTCTGTTTCCACATATGTTACTATGTTTGAATCAAACAATATTTCGGGATACTGTGTATTCCAGGTATACCATCCTGCTCCGAATCCTGGACTGTAGACCACAGCTACTTGTCCATCTCGTATTACACGATCTTTCATTTTATATTCCTAACATTCTAAATCAATATGACGACCTTTGTCCAGATCCAATCGAAGATTCCTTGATACTCTTTCTGCGATAATTTGATCAAGTCTGCGTTGTTCAATCTGTTTACTGTAGTTGTCAGTTCTTTGTTTGTCCATACGAGCCTGATCTACCCGATACTGTTCTAGATTGTATTTTATAACGCTCTGTTCTGCTCTCGAAACGCTCATAGGTCATTCCTAAATGTGCGCCAATCATCGGTGTTTGGTTTTTCATTAGCATCGTAGGTCCAACCTAACACTTTCATCATACGATGCTTGACCAACAGGTTTGGACTGCGCCATTTTCCCACATCATCAAAGCCCATCATAACACCTAGTTCACAGACCGCACCACTTCTGCAGACACCTGCATAGCAATGAACAACCACATTCATTTTGTTAGCCAATGCGTGTTGTAACAGTCGAACCAACTCGGCGGCCTGCTCGTGACTGCACTTCATTGTTTCTTCAAGTACTGAGTCTTTTTCTTCTACATCCAAAAATTCAAAGTCATGACGTTCTC